AGTGTCTGTAGAGAATCCAAAATCCTGTCCGTAACACATAAGTTCTGTCTGTACGAAGTGTCCTACTTTCCAGTTGGTTATTATAGTTCCCTCTGCCTTGTTTAGCCAGCCACCAAGTATCTGATGCTCGAACTTAACTATATCACGCCTTTTAAGGTCGTATAACTGCTCTAAATAACTTTTTGATAGATTATCCTTATTATCTTCAAAAGTCGTGTGTATGTACGTTACATCGCCTTTAGAGGCGTTTGTACCAGCCTTTACGTTAGGGTACATAAAGAACCTCTGATATATCCAATGCTCTTTAGTTGTCGGATTAAGTATCAATATAACCCTGTTGGACTTAGTGTTAGAACGTATGGAGAAGTCAATCTTACTAAAGGTGTCCTCGTCCACCAGCTCTTCTGCCTCGTCCAGAACAAAGGTCGTAACGCCACTAAGAGACTTCAGGGCGGCTGTTTGATTACCAGATGATGTCCTTATACCTTTAAAGATAATAGAGCTCCCTGTGGTTAGATTTATAATCTCATCCTTTGTTATCCTAAAGTCTGACTCAACTCCCATGAGTTCAATCTTCTCAATGAACTCTGGTATAATAGATGCAGCAGCAGAGGTTAATGTAAAACGAGTAAACAAAACTTTGTGTCCTGCCTCGTATGTTAGATTAAGTAAGAATACATTTACGCCAAAAGACTTACCAGAACCACGACCCCCTGTAACAACAAAATACCTCGATTTGTCAGTAAAAAGAGGTACATACTTGTCATTTAATTGTATTGAGTTTTTCATTCCTCTGTGTCTATGTCAATAGTATTATCAATCTGAGGCTGTTGATTATTCATAACAAAGTTAATTGTAGGTGCAGACTTGGCTTTCTTCTTGCTGTCTGAGTTTATGCTGTCTGATGGCTTACCATAAGCATACTCCATAAGCAACTTCATCTGGTTAAAGTTCTTCTTGGCTAGTTCTGCCATGTGTATAAAAGCATCTTTCTCACTGCCGAATACTTCTTTCATAGCTGAAACGGCATAGGAAGCTATCCTGTCTTTCTTAGCCTTTGTAGTTCTAGCAGGCTTAATCATCTTGTCCTTTGTAGATATAGGCTTTGGTGCTAACCTCTTATTATACTTCCTACCATCGTTCTTAGAGGTCTCCTCTGATTTCTTATGTCTACTCATAATATTATAACAATTTACTTATTGTTTTGTTTATTGTATAGTTTGATGTAAACATCTCTAACGGCCTGATGAATAGTTCTTTTGGTGTGAGTCTCGTCAAGCAAGGCACTTTGATGAGCCTTGCTGACTTCGACCTGATAAGTCTGATTATCTTTTGTAACAGGGTATATCTTATAACCCTCTTTAAAACACCATTTTATTATTTCTTGAGATAAACTGTTTTTTTCTTTATAACCCACAATATCCGCTATCACATTCGTTAAAGTCATCATCAAATAATTCTGTTTGTGTATTCCAGTTTTTTATTTCGTTAAAAGACAAGTTTTTATCCTTGTACCAAACATCTTTTTTATGTTTTATTCTTTCTTGTTCTGCGAACCATTGTATTTTGTTTGGGTGTTTATTCCACATTTTTCTTATAAGTAGTGGGTTTTTATGAAAGCATCCCACACAATTATTCATCCAAGCAAATCTAACAGACTTGTCTTTCCAAAATATTTCTATTTGGTCTTTATAAATATTGTCTTTGATTAATGGGTACACTGGTTTTTGCCATTCAATCATAGCCCATTTGTTTTGTGTTTTTCGTTTTCCTACTATTGCTTTCATTTCTAAAAAACCATTTTCATTAACCTTGCTTGTTGTACGTTTAGCACGACTTGTTTCGTTTGCTCTAAAACCAAGCCTAAACTCACAGGGGTTATTTATCTCCTTTCTCCACCAGTCAAACATAGGTTGCATTTTCATTTGTGTTGTACAATATCTTCTTAGTGGGTCTGGAAGTGTACCAGCAGTTTTTAAAACATCATCAAAGGTCTTACCAGTAACCCAAGTTATTTCTCTGCCTATAAATTGTTCAAGGTCTAACATTGTGTGTATTATAACGTCATCTTCTAAAGTACCTATAAACTCTGTTCCTATTTTATCAGAAACAACTTGCCTAAGTTTTTTATCTGGGTACAAACAATTCTTATCGCTTGTTCTAACTAAAGAAAAAACATCATAGTCTGCTGGGTAATTAGCAGCTATGTAACTTGAGGTCTTACCACCGCTTAAACTGTTTACTGTTTTCATTCTTCCTCGTCTTTATTATAACCAGTTTTATCTTGTATTACTTTAATCTCTCCTTCAATCTTCTTAGTAAGTATGAATAGCTGAGAAACAACTTTCTCTAATCTACCTATTCTCTGTTGTTGTGTTAGTTTTTTAAGTCTCATAATATTAAGTGTGTTATCCAAGCTATAAGCCCATTTATATTTAATGCCACCAAGTTCCACTGTTTTCTGGATGCGGTCTGTATCATCACAAGCGTAAAGCCCATTATGTATAGTTCTGGCTTTATAGTCCACTGTGCGGCTATTAAAAAGCCGCTACCCATGTAACCCACCCTTGATGCAAACTTCTGGTATGAAGTTAGCTTATTGGTGTACTGTAGTGCCTTAAGCATCTTTTTATTTACTTTAATCATAATAGTCTATTTTAAAAAAGGATTAGATACTGCTCTTCTCATTACGGCAGGCTCTACCTTTACTGGGGCAGTTCTTAGTGTTTTAGCTTTCATCATCTTATCATAAGGCTCAAGTCTTGTATTTATAAAATCATTTATTGACTCAATATCCCACTCCTTAACAATGCCTGTAATACTATCTATCAATTTTTGACTAATATAGCTTACGTTGTCTATAGCCCTTGACTCTGCTTCAGCCTGCATTATAGCTTTTTTCGTGTCTAAATCAATCTCTTTTATAGGAAGAGAAAAATCCTTAATAACCCTGTTGAATATAACCTTGTCCTTTGTGTTTACAGAATAAATAGTCCTGCAGTGATACAAGACAGAAGCGTGCCCTACCCCTATGTGGGCTCCTATCTGCTCAAAAGTATATCCCATTTCTCTTGCCAATGTAGAATAAACCTTTCTCGCATAAACATATTCTCTTTGTCTTATTCGTTCTTTGATGTCAAACTTATAGTATTCGTTCAGCCTGTCTGTTAAATCTTGTAGTTTCATTGTTTTGTTTTTATGTTTCTATTCCTTTATTTAATTCAGATAGGACTGCCTGAATTGTGTTTTTCTTGGCAAATTCTATGGCTTGCCTCATGCCATCACACTGTTCGTATAAATCATCCTGTTCAAATCCCAGAACAACCTCCTCAAGTTCCTCGATAGTCTCCCCTTGAGATATACTATACAAAGTTAACAAGTAATACGAGTAAACTATGTCTTGTTGTGAGTCATTATACATTTGTCCTTAATTTAAGTAGGTTATAAGACTGGATATACTTCTCTCTTGCCTTAGACTTGTAATGTTCCTTATAAACATTGTAAACAGCCTTTACCATTTGATATTTTGTGGTTAGTGGGCCAAGTAACTTGCCTGCATAGGCCTTTCCCTTGCCACTACAGACCTTTATGTTGTCTGCAGTGTCTCCAACTATCATTTGAGTATAAAAGTTCCTTAGAGCGTCTAATTCTGACAGCTCAACTAACTCATTGGTGTTATAATTGTATATTTTAGCTGGAAACTGCAAGTAATCCTTGTCTATAGAGACAATAACAGGGTTTTCTCCTGCTTCTTGGCTCTGTAGCCATAACTTAGCAACCAAATCATCGGTTTCATAGCCACAACCAGACATAGAGTGCCAATCCTGCTTACAATAGTCGTGTAACTGCTCTAAAAAGGGCGGTCTTTCGGTGTTTTTACGGTTTTCCTTGTAATTATCGGCAATAAAGTGCCTAAAGTTGCCTTTTGAGCCGTTGCAAACGATTAAACTTACAATATCGTAGCCTAAGTCCTGCAAATTGTTCAAAGAATTGTTTATTTTAGCGTCTAGCTTTACTTTAGCCTCTTCTAAGTCCTCTGAATTTACTGCGGAAGCATAAACCATGCTGTCTGCGTCTAAAATAGCCTTAATATCCATAATATACCTATTTATTTAACAAATATAAACAAAATAACTCAAAATACCTAATCTTTTACAACTTCTTTTTTGTAAACGGTATATCCGTTCTCTTTTAGTAGCTGTATAGCCTTTTGTATCTCTTCTTGTTCCATTCTGTATGAGTCGAAAATATAATTGTGTATTACCATAATATTATTATTTATTTATTTCTTTCCTTGACCCCTGTAGGGTTTCTTGTACCCTGTCTGGCCTTTACTTGCGTTCTTAGAGTGAATACCTCTTCTTCTTTTTCTGGGCTTCTCTATCCTTGTTGTTATCTGCGCTCTTGCCACCTTGATATTTATTTATTGTTATACTCACTTAGGGGTGCTTCTCCAGAAGCCTCCAGTTCTTTCTGTAGATTCGCTAAGGCTCTCCAAGCCACCTTTGCCGAGTGTCTTATGCCATCTGTGTCTACAGTTCCAGCTTCTATCAAGTGCCTTGACAAAGCGTCTAACTCGTCTCCAGACTTGCTTCTATCCCAATGAAGAGGCTTGTCTGGATGATGCTGCTCATTACCTGCCCAAGACGTTTTAGAGACCTCTCTAATTGCGTCTGGGAAGTATTTTAATACGCCACTAAATACAGGCATATTCTTTCTCTTCTCTACTACATAAGCAGATTCAGTTCCGCTTATTATATCGTGTGTTATAGTCATAGTCCACATATTTAAAATAATTCATTTATAGGCAACAGAATGCCTTTGGAGGTATTGCTGTCGCCACCTAGTTTGTCTCTTTTTGTTCCAACATACTTTCTACACTTCTGCTTAAGCAACTCAGAGGGTATCAAGTGAAATGTATTGTTGACGCAAAAGCAATAGTAGTCAGACTCGCTTGTGCTTATCCCACTGGCTTTGCCTCTGCTCTCATACTCAATAAATACATTACCTGTCTCATCTGCTCTAAGGTCGTACTTAACCTCAATAGTCTTACTTGAGAATATGTTGGCAAGCTCTCGTTCTTTTACTTGCCCAACTTTCAGGTCGTATTTAAAGTCGTTGTTGTAGTTCATTACAGATTCATAAGTGCGTTAATTACAGTATGACCGCCAATAACAACAGCACATCCTATGGCTGGCTTCTTGCCTGCCTTAGCGTATGCAAAAGCATACTTCTCGTGGTCTATCCCACAGCCTACCTGAGTTCCGAATACTTTGAACTTAGCACCCACAGACCACTCTGTATAACACTGAGTATGCAAGTGTCCTTGAACCGTACTCATCATATCTGCCTTAGACTTAGTTCTGGCAGTACCGCCTTCTCCATGAATATACTGAACATCATCAATAACAACTCTCTCTGTAAAGTTCCAGTTAGGTGTATTTAGGACTTCTGAGTAATCTCTCACCCACCTCTTAGGTATAGATGAAGTCTGGGCTTTCCTTGCTATTATCCTGTCGTGGTTGCCAATGGTTACATCCGCCTTTGGGAAGGCTCTGTACCACCTTGCTATTCTGTCTATGGCTAGGTCTAGCTCATCTCCACCACCCATGCCGTCAGCATTTGTCTCGTGGTAGCTTGAGTAATGGTTGTCTATTACATCTCCAATAAACACAACTCTATTACAGTTATATTTAGCATAAACATTTTTACAGTGCTTAAGGTACGAGTCCAAGCAAAATGGCTCGTGCAGGTCTCCAATAACCAGAACCCTGCTCTCGTCCTTAGTTATATTCCTAAAAGCCTTTAGCTTATTTCCACTTAATCTTGGTCTAAAATCTCTCATAATCTATCGCAATTATATTGAACACAAATCCAGTCGCTAGTGCCATCGCTGTAGAAAACATCGTAGCACTCATAACAGGGGGCTGGCTCGCATCCGAGCAGAGCCAAGCCCATAACAAAACCTTTTATCTTATTCATAATTATTCATCAATTTTCTAAGGTCAGCAATCATACCTCTAATACAACTAGGGCAACTGCTCATCTGCTTTCTCTGATTAAACACTCTATTGAATATATCCAACAAAGCTCTCTGCTCAACCATAGTTACGTTCTGCTTATTCTTAGACAGAAAATCGCTAAGGTAGTTGTACTCTTTCTCCTCAAGGCAATTAGTGACGTTGTAGCTCATAAGTTTGTTCAACTTAGCCTTACGCTCATCACAACCGCAATCCTCTCCGAAAAGAGCCTTAACAGCTTTTTTAACACCTGTTGCTTCAGTAATCTTCTCAACAGTATCTCCAAGTCCTTTTGACTTGCTCTCTTGTTCTTTCTCGAACCTAGCTTTCCATTCTCTGTAAGCCTTTGTTCTTTTGTCTCCTTTAAATTCTTCCATAATTAAATTTTATCGTAATCTCCGTTATAATAGTCCTCAGCATCCTCTGAGAAACTTTCTCTTATCACTTCTCTATATCTCCTTATTGAGTTATAAAGACTGCTTCTTCCTATGCCTGTCTCATTGGATAGCTTATCCAGAGACAGTCCTGTAGTGAAGTAAGCTATGAATATGTTTTTAGAATAGAAATCCCAGCTATTTACTTCTGTGAATATCTTATTCATTAATTTTTTGAAACCCTGCTCCTCTTCAACATCTGCAAACTCTTCTCTTAGGTTGTTTAGCGTAAACTCCAGAGCCTCTTGTTGCATATCAACAGTCTCATTGGCTATGCTTTTTTTCTTTGCCTTGTTAAGATATATGCTTCTTAAGGTCATGTACATATAAAAATCATTTACATCATCATCTCCGTAAGATATATCAACTCCTTTGTTTAGGTATTCATAAACCCTGATATAAGCGTCCTGAACAACATCTTCTACATAAGAGGGGTTGCAACCCATACTCTTAACCAACCCAACCCAAGTCTTGTGCTTAGATGCGAGTTTCTCTAATTGCCTATTAACCATCTATAGTTCTAATTAAAATCTCAACTCTGCCATTACCTTTATCATAAACTGTAGGCAGTATTGTTTCTGTCTTTACATAATCATCATTGTCATCTTCCCAACAGCCTGTCTCTGTTATTGCGTCAAGCAAATACTTAGACGTTACAGCTATTACATTCATCTTGTCAAGCCTCCTTTTGCTCGGCTTGAATACCTGATAGAATATATCTACAGGTGTCGGTATCTTAACTCCGACTAACTGTCTTGATACTATGTCCTTAAACTTCTTCTTCACTTGGTTGTTTATAAAGTGATTCACATTTCCATAAGAGTTCATGTTCACATAAACTCTTCTGTCCTTTTTAGTTTTTCTCTCTAAATCAATGTACATAGGCGTAACTATGCGATATTCATTTTTTGTTGACATTTACTAGGTTCTTTCTTCTGGGGTTGAATAGCAGCTATATCATCATCCAGACTGGTTACAATCATTGGATAACCAAACTCCGTAACCTTAAAGCTAAAAGGCTCAAAAGAGAACCCCCTACTTTGCTTACATCTTACGGTTATAAACTCCTCTTCGGTTTCATTTTTCTCTAACACTATGCCTGTCTCACATTTCTTCTGAGCAAAGCTACCTAAGTGGCCTGTAGGCTTTTCTGAGCCATTGTTGGTGTGAATACAAAGCACAATATGGCAGTTGTATCTTTCACTCCAAGTCATCAGCCTTTGAATACACTCATTAGACTCCTGTATGTCGTTAACATCGCTAACTAAGTCAGCAATACCGTCAATAACAACTAAGCCCACCTCATTATCCTGAGAAACTGTTTTTAGCTTGTATTCTATAAAGTCAATCCTTGTCTTGTAACCTATTGAACGGAGTCCGTAGGTATGGTAGCAACCTACGTTCTCTCCATTGTTCATTTCGACAACTCTCCTAAACACTCTCTGTGCGTGGAACTTGCCCTGCTCTGTATCAAAGTGTATAACACACTTGTCCTTTCTGTCGGCTCTCATTTTGCCGCCATAGGGGTTTTTACCAGATGATGATAAGTAGACTGAAGTTAGTAGTGAGACAAAAAAGGTTTTCTTGGTTTTGGGTGGGCCGCTTACGAAACTAAAGTTACCATAAGTGCCAATAGGTATGGGGTATCTCTTTATGCCACTTGGCGTGTTTATAGAGTATCTGCCAAATGACAACGCAACAGGAGGGTGCTTTATGGACTCAGAGATATCGACATAACAATCGTTATCTATTTTCTCCATGTGCATCCTTTGTATTTCTTTGTCGTCTGTATTCATATTTTTATGTTTGTTTTGTTATTTTGTTTTAATAAAAAGGGGCAGGTTTCCCCACCCCTGTTTGATTGGTTAGAACGGCAAGTCAGCCCCAGTAGCAACTTTGAAGTTGTCTCTTTTAGGCACTGGTGTCCCACTGTTGCTTGACTTTGGAGTGAAGGTATTTAACTCCATGTAGTACTTGCCGCTTTTACTCTGCTTAACATCTAGGTTTACCCAGCCATTTTTCTGGTTAGCGGAGAGGAACTTCTGCGCCTCTTCGACCTTGATGCTAATTTTACCTATAACAAATTCAGGTGCATTTTCATTTCGCTTAAAAATAAATCCGTCTGCGAATACTTTTGTGTTTTCCATAATATTACTTATTTAATAGTTGTTTAACTTCTGTTGATAATTTATACTTCTGTTCAATAGTGGATAAAGTTCCACCTGATGCCATAAACTCCTGTGCTTTCTTAAACTCAGGGGTGTTCTTATTTAGCCATTTACGAGCGTCCTTATGGTCGTTCGTTGCATCTGCGTCCTTAGTGTCATCAATAAGGAATAAGCCGTTTAGAGCGTATTTACGAGCGTATGAAGAGCTACTGCCAAAAGACTGTGCTATATCCATACCTTTTCGGTTAGGGTCAATACCAGCCTGTGCTGTGGCCTCAATCCTGCCCTCAGTATCAAATAATACTGCTCTTGCTTCTACATAGACTAATCCAGCTACTTCCTTAATCTCGTCAGTAATCATAAGGGTTAGTCCATTTGCAGTTAATAGTGGCTTTACAGCCTCTAATATATCCTCACAAGAACGGTAATTGTATTTACCGAAATTGTTTCTTTGGTTCTTAGGAGCTTTTAGCTCCGATTGTACTTTTAGTACCTTGTCATGAAAGTTCATAATGTTAGTTGTTTTAATTAATATTCTGCTAATATAGTAAATAAATAGCTTATATCCAAATTATTATTCATCTTTTCCTGAAAATAGCTCTTTCCTAACTATATTTTTATAGTCTTCTGGATAACTTTCGTCTGTCAATTCAAATATAAAAGTCTCCAGTTTAGTGACGTACTCTCTTAGTTCACTAAGTTCGTCATGCAGTGCTTTTATCTGCATATTTTTAAAGTCGTGTAAATCATTCATAATATACTGTTTAAATCTTCTACTGTTTCTTTTAGCTTTTCTCTTAGGCTCTGCAGCTCAAACTCAAGTTGTCTATTCTCTTTAACTATCTTTGCGTTATGCAGCCCAATAATATCAACGGCCTTGACTAAATTAATCAAGTCCTTATTGTCTGGCTTGGCTTCGTGCCAGTCAAGTAGCTTATTGCCTAAAGCCTTATACCAAGCGTTATACGTCTGATGTTCTATCAATTCCATTATCTATAGTTTTCGTTCATTATAATCTCTTCAATCTCTTCCAACCTATTGTATAAAAGGTCTGTTACATCTATCTCTACATCTCCTTCTTCAATATGTACACTGTCTAAAGAGAACTCTTCTGGTTCTGGTGGGTTGAAATAATCTCCACTCATTCCTTCATAGTAGCTTCCATAAGCTGCTAATAATACTCCGTCTAATTCTAATTCATGTCTATCCATTGTTACCATAGCTTTTTAATGATTTAAGTATTCTTCTTTCTGCTTGTAATTTAGATGAATTTATAAGTTCATCTTTAGCAAACACTTTCCAACCTGTGATTGGATTTGTGTTTGTTTCCCAAAATGGCTTTTCTTTTTGTTTTTTCATTGTGTTAATTATTAATGTTGGTACAAACATAAAAAACATTTTTCAATTATGCAAATAAAAATAAAAAAAAGAGCCACATTTCTGCAGCTCCCTTCTTAAAACAAAATAAAACAAAATAAAACAAAACATTACTTGATATGCAATGACATTGGTTTGAGGTCGTCAGTATCAAAGTAAACGAACTCGTCACATAATGTAATCCTAGTGACTCCTCGCATTATTAAGCCTCGAACTAACTTTAATCTTTTCATATTATTAATTATTCTAATCTTTACTGCCAATCCAACTCTATGTGGATTCTTACTTGTCAGTGCTATTTTGTCAGAGTGATGCTTGCAAGTGTATGCTAATCTAATATCAAATCTCATTCTCTCCTCCTGTGCTATCTCATCTAATATAAAAACAGGCAACCTTTCCATAAAGTTCTTTCCTGTCTTAATACTACAACGCCCACACTTACACATAAACTGAGACCAAAGTAGCTTCCTTAATCCCTCTTTATCATCCTCTTCACTGTAACCTATTTCATATTGTGGGCGATGTAATAATGACATAACAATACAAATATAATAAATAATAGGTATATAAAAAAGGGATAGTTATTAACATTGTTAGTAACTTAACTTGACTTTCTGCGGAAAAAACGCTACCTTTGCTTAAACTTTGTAAAAACAGCCACAAGGCTCACAAAAGCCGAAGTGGCGAAATTGTCAAACGTATAAATCAAGTATTTTTATTCAAAATACGATTTCTACTCTCTGCAAAGTAAACTATACAGGATAGCTATGTTTTATAGCCAAAAAAGGGGCATTATGTTAAACAGCCCCCAGAATATTAAACAAATTACTTCTTCCAGTTCTTAGTTATTTTCTCGGCACTTCTTGCCCCAAAATAACCTCCATAAACAAGAAGCAGTAGTGAAGATAGTAAATCAATCCAATTAGAGGCTATTTTAAAGCCTTCTAATGAACTATCTAGTATTATGTACACAAATAGGTTCAAAGTCAAAAATGCAAGGCTTAGAGGCCTTATATTCTTGCTTAACCAACTATCAGAGTTCATGTCAGCAACCCAACGCTTAGTTGACTCCTGCATTTCAATCATATCATATCTTAATTCCTCTAATAGCAACTCCTTATCAGCTTCGCTGAGTTGTTTATTTGTGTCAATCTTATTTGCAAGTTCTTTTAGCTGGTCTATTCCAGTTATACCACCAGCTATTGATAATAGGTCTGGTGCTACTTCCTTGCCTTGTTTTACTAGCCAACGTAAAGCGTCTCCGACTCTTGTAGTTCCGTTCTTTTTCTTATAATCACCCATTCCAACGTGCTTTAGTTTTTCTAATATCGTAGTGTGTAAAATTCTTGTAGTTGCCTAAACCTCCTTGAAGCATGAGACCCATATCAATTAAGTCTTCTATAAGTGCAAATACCTGTGCTGGATTAAGGCCGTCTATTGTGATGTCTGCTGCTTGGCCTAGCAGGTGGCGTGAGTTTGGTACTCCGCCTATGTCTTGATTATGAGCTTCTGACCTGAAGCCACTATTGACCCTTATAGCTCTTCCTGTATAGTCTCTTAGGAATTGTAGTTGTCCTGCAAGTTTAATGATGTTCTCGTAAGCCTCTAAGGGCATCTTTCCACCACCTTTGCACTCAAACTCTTTTAGCTTAAAGTTCTTTGTCAGTTTCATTCTTTTTCTTGTAGGTTGCGTATATCTTCTGAAACGTATAAACAATAGTAGCCAAAAGAAGTACAATCTTTAGACTATCCTCAACAGCAGTAAAACTAACTCCTAAAGTAATTATGTTAAATGTGTACAATCTCAAATCATCTAAACTCATAGCATTAAACCTTTTAAAAAAGCGTTCCACTTAGCAATAGCATAGAACTGCAAGTATTCTATTTTGTTTGCTAAGTACCTAAGTGCTTTTACCATTACATTTTATTTTCTTGATAGTCCACACCATAAAAGCTGTGTACTCCGTTATCATTTATATTACCAACAGCAGCAGACTTCCAACCATAGGGATGGTCTGCTTTAATAACATTGCCCTCTTCATCTTCTGTGTCGCTAAAAGTCCACATAACGTCTAAGTGATACTTGTCGCTTAGTACAGGTGCTTTAATTACCTCTCCCTCTTCGTCGTATTCGCCTTGCTCTAAAACAATATGTCCTAACTTAACAATAGCGTGTCTGTGTGTTGGGTACTCGTTGCCATCTTCGTCTGTATCTACTCCTAAGGCTTTTATTTTAGCCTCAGCAGTTGCTTGGTCTTTAAATTCGTATTTTCCTATTTTCATAATTATGTTGTTAAAGATGTTAGTTGTGCGTCTGTTAATGCTTCTTTAAATACTGCAACACATTTGACTTTGCCTTGAAATACTTCTCCCCCACCGCCTCTATTAAAATCTAATTGTGTAAAGGAATTACTGCCAAACGTTCCTTTGCTTTGCACTGCGCTTTTGACCCCATTTATAAAAAAATAATATTGCCCACTACTATTGTAAACAATAGCAATTTTATTATATTGGCTTAACGTTATAGTTGCACTATTAAAATTAAAATCATTAGTTGAGCCTGAAGTTGTCATTTGTATTTTACTTGTATCTGTTCTAAATCTTGCGGTTATTCTTGTAGATAAAGTTCCGTCATTTATAGAAATTGAACCCACACTACTATTGTCTGTTTTGGCTTCAATATATAAAACCCCCTCTGTTGAACTTATTAAATCACTTGAACCTGAATTATTGGCTTCGTCTGCGCTTCGTGTTACGGTTGTTCCGCTTGTTGGTATGTATGAAGTTGCAAAATCTTGTGATGTATCTGCTTCACATTGTATTCCAAAAATATAAACTCCGTTTGTTCCGTCTTTTGTTACTTGGTCGCTTCCGTTGGTTGATGCAAGTTGTAATTGTATTGAACCAGCAACATCTGTAATGCTTTTAAAAGTTATAGAACATCTGTAAAAACCACTTCCATAATCTTCAATTTTAGCAGTATGTGAACCACTTACATTTCCCAAAGTACCATCATTAATATTAAACCAAGTAGAACCATTGCCGTTAGTATCAAAACCGCCACTTTTAAGCAAAATAAAATCATTTGCAAGTGCTTTTTTTACAAATATTGAAATTGTGTTAAAATCGTTTGATGTAACATTTGTATCAAAATATCTTAAAGCCACTACACCAGTACCCCCCGAATTGTTGTCTTTTAAAAGCCACGCATTATTTGTGCCGTCAGGTGATGTTGCTTGTTGTGAAGTTAAAACCGCATTTACTGACGGGGCATTACTTGAATCAAATATACTTCCTTGCGTAAAATCGTTTGAATATGTAGCGGTGTTGGTTGATTGTGGTTCTAATAAAATATGCGCAGTCCCACCTAAATAATCAATACGTGGTAAGTTAGCTGCAACGCTTTCAATATTACCACTTGAATTTTCTCTTGAACCAATACCAGTTTCGGTTGCCGTTGTAGGTCTTGTGAAGTCAAAGTCTGCGTCTATTACTTCTTTGACTGATACATTGTCTATTGAACCAACAAAACCACCACTTGCGATTATTTGCAAATCTCTGTTGAGGCTGTTTGTTCCGTCTGTAAAAACGGTGTAAGTTCCGTTCCCATTTAGTGTTATTGGGTAGGTGTTGGGTGCAAATTTAAGTGTTAAAGCACCGCTTCCTCCATAATTAGTCAAATCAAAAGTAGCTTTAACTCTTGTGTTTGTAGGGATAAGGTTATTTTGCCTTAATATGCCATTGCCACCATCTTGATTCGCAGTACCACCGATAATTGTCCAACCTGAGCCCTTAATCCAATTACTATCGGTTGCAAAATCGCCATTTGTTACTAACTCACTACCAAAAGTTTGAAGCGGTTTTACACTATGCAACGTACCGTCTGAATAAGCGGTAGGCGTCAAAATTATACTTGCTTTTTGTAATAAATTACTCATTATTCTATATTTTCAAAAGCGGTTAATATTGTAGTTGTGCCAGTAGCATTTTCGTAATACGTTGCTCTGGATTGTAAGGCTGAAAGTAAAGCTGGTATCTCGCTTGTAACCGAAAGGTCATAATAGATATCACCCCAACCATTTTCAACAGGGTTTCCCCACCAAGTTGTTTCGTAAATCTTTCCGTAACTCATATCATTATTACTTTTTTAATTTTACCGTTACTTATTCTATAAGTTGCTGGTATGCTTGTTATTACGTTTGTTGTATCGTTTGCAAATGTTTCTGTAATTGATGTAACTCCACTTGGTGTTGTAGTAGTACACACATCTGCGTTTCTTGTAGTAGAACCAGTAGATAAGTTTGGTATGTAAGATGTAGAAGCAGATTTTTGCTCAATTTGTGCGCCAAAAATATAAGCGTACTCATCTCCATCAGCAGCCCAAGTAGTTTGTGCATCACTTTCATTTAAAAATATTTGTAAACTCGCTGAACTTGTTGCGGCTGTGTTACCTGTTTCGGTAATTGTACATCTGTACCAGCCATTGCCATAATTTTCTATGCTTGACTGCCCACCAGCATCCACAGTGCCTACCACGCCATTTTGTATATCAAACCAAGCTCTAACCGTACTTGTAGAACCATTAAAGCGAAGTCTAATAAAATTTAAGTTGCCTTTTTTTACAAACAAAGAACCAGTTATAGCACCGCTTACAATAGAAAAAGTGTCGCTATTCAGTTGGTGGTTTGCATCTGCATTAGCAGCCAGTAACTTATAAGCAGTTGGTTTTCCTGTTGGTGCTGGTATTGTTGAAGCAGATACAGTTGTTGAAGATACAGTCCATTGACTAAAATCTTGGCTATAAGGTACTAAGTTTGTACTATCTTCTTCTATCAATAAATTAGGACAGTTAGAGTTTAACCAATCAAGTCTTGGTACGTCTGCTGCAACCTCTTCAATAAGTCCATCCTTGCGTACTCGTGTGGCTGTGGTATCTCTATCAAAAGTGAAATCCCCACTACCATCATTAGGCAATATAGAATACACCGTTCCAGTGTTATATCCGCTTGGTATTAATGCTAACTTTGGGTTACTCATTTTTTATTTATTTGTCCTAATATACTATCTTCTAATTGTATCTTGCTAAGGTATTTCTTTAGCTTAACAACATTGACCTTTTTAGGCTTGTATATGTTTATCTTTTTCTCTTTCATTATATGTACCAGCCACCTGTATAGTTAACATCTCTGTCTGGATTCATCTCCTCATTGGCACTGCTTGTGTACTCTGGAAATAAATTAGAATAATTACAAATGTAATCTAAGAACCGCTTAGTATAAAACTCAGCAGTATCATTCATTCTTTGAGCCAAGTAAGTCATATCCTCATGTGTAGCTGTTTCAGAGCTTTCTGAGATGTGCTTTCCAACGCCTCCATTAGTGATAGAGAACATCATATAAGGCAGTATCGTTGACTGCGTGTACCATATCAGCATAGGCTTGATATAGTCGTCTAAGAGGGTCTTATAATTAGAATTAGCAGCTTGAGATATTTCTCCAGAAACAACAAGTTGCTGTATCTTTTTGTATAGCTTACCACCTAAGTAGTTTTGTATGTGTAAGTCCTGAGCAACCTCAATATACTGAACGATTTTGCTGCTGTCAACATTACCGTCAATAATAGACCTTTTCTTAAGGTCGGCTACGCTTATAAATAGTGCTTTTGTTGACATTATTCCTCTTCGTCTTTTAATTCTACTTCTATCTCGTTTATCTCCTGTTCAACCTCAACCTGTGAGCTTAGTTTCTCTCCAGTCTCTTCCTCTCTTTTTACCTTAGTAGATATGTTGTCTAACTCTGTAAATTCAATAGGCTGTAAGGTTATAAAGTACAAGTCTAAGTCAATATTGTTAAACTTTAATATCTCCTCTAAGGCTTCAATAATTCCGTCCTGTAATGGTCTTATAATTACGTTATCCATAAGCACAGCAGCCGTTCTAAGCTCCTCTGCGTTATTTCCGAAGCCAGTGTTATCCTTGATACCTAAAAGTATCGGAGAAACAATGCCATGACCTAACATAATCTTTTCTCTAGCTTCATCAGACATAAATTGATACTGTGCATGAGCGTCAGGCAAGTGTATAGGCTCTATGTCTGCCTTAGTGTCTTGTGACTCGTTAAATGCAATTATAAATTTACCTGCGTTGCTAGAACCTGAGAACTTCTCGTAGATTTTGCGTTCTAATGCCGCTTGAGTTTCTTCAGGTGGTGTGCCGTTATTGAAGTTAATCAATAAACTTGGTTGCAGACCATTCTTGATGTTGTTTATGTGATAATTAGATACCTCCTGCTCTAAGTTGCAGTATTGTAAGCATCCGTTATAATCTACAGGGGCATAATAATAAAAGCCGCTTCTGTAAGGTTTTACGATGTATAGCTCGTTTTGTTGCTTCTTGCCTCCGTTACCAAATGTAGGTATTCTCTTAGGCTTATCAGTAGTCTTATACTCAGCCCAGTTTGGGTGGTAGTAGTAAGCCTTTATAACTCCGTTAGCGTCACACTTTTCAGCTCTCAGCGTTTCCATAGGGAAGTGAGATACCTTAAGTATTCTGGTCTTTCTCTTGTTGTATGTTACCTGTATGGCAGCCTGCCCTAACATCTTGTAGTCGTGAGCTATTCTCTTTACAGTTCTCTTCTTGAGAAGGTTCTTCATCTCAATATACTGCTCTGGCTTATCTTCTCTGTTTGTAGCCTCTAAGCCTCTACCAGCAATCATATCAACAATACCATTGATACAACGAGAGTTCGTTGGAGAACCCATGTAGTTGTCTATAAGAGTCTTGAAGTAGTTGTTATCTTCTCCATACTTAACCCAATCCTTGTTGTATTGTTCCTCAACTAAGGGGGTTTGGTAGCCAGATAACTCTATTATTCTAATGTTTTTACTTTCCATTTTTAAATATATAACAATTTTAATTCAGGACACTTTCTAGGTAGCGTCAGAGTCGTATATGAAATAATCATCATTGTTGTTGTACTGCGTGTAATCAGCAGCAGTATTCATCTCTCCACTAAACCTAACAATATCCCTATACAAAGGAACACCAGATTCAATCAGTATAACTGATAAGGTTGTGTCGCTGTCAATAGAAGAAAGAAAGTCAGAGTCTGTTATATCAAATGTCAAAGTGCTTCCTTGAGTGTATGTAAACGTAGACTCCTCTATAATCTCTTTGGACTCTTGGTTTATTACCTTTACAGAACTCCCTGTTCCTTCTCTGCCAGTTACATTAAGTGTAATTGTTGGCAAGTTATTTACGTCTGCTATTGTCATAGTATTATAACAACAAACAGGTGTTTTTGTTTTATTTAATAAAAAAAGGGGCTAATGTTAAACAAGAGCCCCCTAATATTAAAGATGATTAGTTATTATGCGTTCATAACGGCAGTATTAATATCAAATCCACCTGTAGCACCCATAAGTGTTGAATCTACAAATAATGCAGGCCCAAGCTCCTTACCTTCGAATGAGATGTTGTAACCATTAAGGTCTCCCATAGCACCGCCAGTAGATGTATTTACTGAAACTTCAACTCCGTTTTGAGCTCCAGCTAAACGAAATTTTCCGTTATAGTCCTCTATAATTATATGAGGTCTACCGTAAGACATAAGCTTTAATTGAGCTTGTGTTTTAAGGTCTTGAACCTTTAGTACAATATTTCCTGTTTGAGTCCAGAAAGAAGTTCCATTGTCTCTTGAGTTCTCGTTAGTTTCCTCAAAAGTGTTGTTTTCTCCTCTTAGCTCAAATTTATACACCACAACCTCAGCCGCTAATCCAGTAATCTGCTCATCATCATCAAGGTTCAATCCGTCAAACATACCGCTGTTAAAATTAGCAATATATAAGTTTCTTAATCCACCGACTGCCTCCTTGCAAGCTTCTAGCCTGCCTCCTGTGAAATCACATGACATAATTTTATATTTTTATAGTTAAACAAAAAAGGGGATGGGATAGAGTCCCATCCCCCTTATATTAAATGAACAGGTTATTAAGCTGTGTAATAAACAATCTCAGCTCCAAAACCATACTGGATTCCTCCAGTGAAACGTGCAATTACACGAACATTCTGTGAACCGTCTAGGTCAGCCATGTCTAAAACTTTTACTTGGTTTAAGTCAGACAATACGCCTGTACCGAAGTATAAGTTAGAAGATTGAGCAGCTACCATTTTGTTATCTGCAAGACCGTTAGCCAAAAATACAGATACTCCGTCAAAAGATAAAGCTCCGTTGTCATACCATTGAGTTCCTTTGTTGTCAGAACCAGCAGCACCTAAACCTTGAGCTCCAAATCCGCCTAATGCACGAACGTAAGCTTTCATTACGTTTTTAGAAACGTATAATTTAAGGTCTTCTTTTCCGTAGATAGCAGAAGGGATAGCGTCAATTACTTTGCCCATTTCAGCAATTACGTTAGAAGAATCAACTGTAGTTCCAGTTACGTCAATAACGTCTCCGTCAGCAGCAAATAAAGTAGTAAATCCGTCAAACTCTCCAGCGTTGGCGTTAACTCCACTCCAGATAGTAGTTTCCATTTCTTCAGCTACTTTAGCAGCAACGTGGCCTACTAAGTAATCAGCGAAAGATGGAGGCAAGCTGTCAAATGCAGAATAGCCCATAGAGATAGCATCCCAGTCAGAACGAAAATCGTCCTTACATAGTTGCAAGTTAACCTGAAAAGTCTCTGGCTGTAAGATTCTCTCAGCGAGAGTTACAGAAGAACTGTCAGTAAAGTCGCAAGTGTCATCAGCAATCAAAGTTCCTGTTGCAAGAGACTTGATTACGGCTTTAAACTTGACGTTTGGTTTTACTGTAACACCACCATTTTCAATAGTGTTAGCAGATAATAATGCAGCAGAGATAAAGCCTTGCAATTTCTCACCAGCATAAGTTGTAGTAATAGATGTTGTTGTTGCCATTTTTATTTAGAATAATTAATTATTAAACATTTTATTAAACACTCTGTCTTTAGTAGTCATTGGTCTGTTTCCACCAATAACAAATCTAGCTTTGCTTTCAACGCCAGACTCAGGAGAGTGAGAAATTTCCTCAGCATCTTCTGATAAATCAGAACTTAATTCTGCTGGTACTTCTTTTTTATACTCTTCTTCTTTTTTCATAAGACTTTCAATTACTTCCATGAACTCTTTTTTCATGTCAGATAAGTCTTGCTTAGTTGCGTATTCAGGAGCAGCAGCTTCTTCTTCTACCACTTCTTCTTCTACAACCTCTTCTTCTTCTTCAGCTAGCTCAGTAGTTTCTTCTACTACTTCTTCGCTAACTTCTTCTTGAGCTTCTAACTCAACGTTCTCTACTACTTCTTCAGAAGATAACTCCTCTTTGACTTCCTCTACAGGAGCCTCAGATACTTCTGCTTCAGCAGATAGAAAAACATTCTGTAGTTTCTCTAAAATTTCTGTAGCTTTCATAAATTAAAGGTTTTTATATTAGTATAACAATAAAAATGAACATTGTTTCATTTTTATCGGTTTTAGTTGTAATTTCTTATTTCAACGTAAACTTCGTTTAGTCCGTTATTTTTTTGGTCATTTCTTATGTCATAGTTATCTAAGGTCAATGAGTTTTCAGAACCCCAAGAAATGTTTTGAACAGTATCTTCCCCACCACCTGATGCTGTGAACCACGCCTTGTCTTCTTCTAGTTCCAAGCCTGAAATTGTTGCCTCATAACTTCCTGTACTTGAATGAGACCAAGATATAGTTGAGCCAGTATTGTTTGATATTACTACTACTGTAGGATTGTTAGTTCCAGTTGCACTTAGTCTGGCTGCGTAAGAGGTGTAACCTAAGACTTGTTTCTGTAGGTTTTGGAATGTTATCTTCTTAGTAGTACCTCCGTCAACAACTACAAATTCATCAGCATTTACTAAATCAGTAGTTGCTATTAATTGTGATATTTTTTTATTAGACATTATAATTCAATTTTATTGTTAGTTTCTTGTCGTAGCTCAAAGCCGTTTTCCTGAAGTAAATAATACTCTAGCACCCCAGTAATCACTCCTATACCTTGCTTCCAGTAGTCAGGAGCATTACAGTCCTTACAGTTGTTTATTGTATATGTGTTCTTACACTTGCAATAGGTCGCCCTCATTTCTTGCTTGATTTAGGATGTTTAGCTGGTAACAAATCGTAGTCAGTAGTGTACTTAGCGTTTTGTGGTCTACCATTCTTTACTAGATACATAAAAGCGTTGACTCTTGCGTGTGCCCACTGACTTGCTGATTTTACGTTAGGAGAGTGGCTAGTGTTAAACGCCCCTAGACCTCTCTGAAATACAGATGCCAGCATACCGACTGTTACGCCATATCCTAGCTTTTCTTTGTACTTCTCATTAAACTCATCAGCTTTCTTTTGTAGGGCTTTTCTGTCCCTTTGAGACACCTTAGCTCCAGTCTTACCAGAAGCGTCTCCCTTAGCCGTTCCCTTGCCCTTTGGACTTGGGTTAGGTGTGTCTGACTTAGGTGCTTTAGGGCTCTTTTTAATGTCTCCTCTGGGGCCTACCTCTGCCATTTTTGTACACTTGCCACCTTTCTTTTTGTAACCTTTAGGGCATTTGTCGTACATATCTACACTGTGTCGCTCACATGGCATATACCACTCTTGACCGTCAACTTCGTGTATGTGATATCCACCACACCCTATGTCCTTAGATATCTTTTCAGCCTGCTCTTTGGTTTTGTAGGCTAATCTGTCATCGACTATTATGTAGTCTTCTCCGACCATAATAGGTTCTTTCTGTAGTTTTTCAGAGTCTATCTTCTTTAGTTTTCCGATAGCCCAGTTAACTCCAGCAGAGCCACCCCAAGCATCCCACATAAGACCACCGCATCCCTCAGAATAAGGTACGTCTTTATGTTGTTGATGTCTTTTGAAGCTAGCCATTCTTGCAATCGTTGAGCGGCTGAGATTAGCACCTCTAGCGAGCTGTGCGGCTCTCGTCCAGCCTACACTTGTGCCACAAGAACTACCATTCTTCTCTTTCCAAGCTATAGCTCTCTTAGCGTTATTTCTAGCAGCCTGTGGATAGTCTCCATAGGTTTTTAACTCTACGTTATTAGCTGCACTTAAAATCTCTTGTATCTCGTATATCTTGGCTAAGTCTTCTGCTGACAAATCTTCTTCAACACTTTCTTTAGGGCCGTTCTGGTTTTTATCACTAAAGAACCCCTCAATGCTAAAGCCTTTTACTTTTTCAGTCTTAACAAACTCTTCCCATATTTCATCGTTGTTTACCTTTACAGAAACCATCCAAGTTCCAACAGGCATATTTAGGTTGTACTTGCGAGACTTGTCTTGTACTTCGTCTTCAATTATCCAAGACTCTACAACAGATAAACCACCAAGCTCAACTTCGTGTTCTAAGGTTGAGTTATTTTGTTTACCCCTTGATAGAAAAAGCTGTGATGCTTTTCTTACTGTGTCTTCTGAGAAGTATATCTTGTATTCTTTGTCTCCACTCTTTCTGTATATCTGCTTGTTTGGTATAAGAGCAGCACCCATTAGGATTCTCTTCTCCTTGTCTACCTCTGCAAGCTTTATCTCTTGTGATTTAAGAGCAATAAAGTCTTCTTCAATAGCTGGATTCTCAACGATAGAGATAGCTTCTATGCCACCCCATTCGTTTTCCTCGTCTATGAATAATTCAAATATATCTAAGTTTTCCATAATATTATAACAATTAATTTTGTTTTTATTTCTAATTGTCTCCACCAAATGTAGCGTCAGACTCTATTATGTTATCTAACTGTTGTTGTGATGTTATTTGTGAGCTCACAACATAAGATTGAATAGGCCCTTGATTAAGTTGACCTCCAACAGCCTGTGCTAATTGGTCTTGTCCTGTAGAGCCAACAAGATTAAAGTCAAAGGTTCTTCCGCCTCCGCCTCCTGCGGATGAAGGTGCAGATGCACCACGACCGCCTCCACTAGCATTTAAAGCACTAAGGGCCTTTGCTGTTTGAGCAACAGTGCTTGCTATTCCACCAACCAAATTTACTTTTGCTAATGTATTTGCTCCAGTCAAATAAGCAGGGCCAGCAACAGGCCCTAATGTTGCTGCGTGAGCGGTATTTGCTAATGTTGCCGTATTGTAGCTTTGAAACATTTGAGCTATAGAGGCTGCTTTCTCAGCAATTATAAAGGCGGCTCTTAGTTTCTTGTTTTTCCCAGCCAATCCTTGTAGATTTCTAAAAATACCCTGAGCGTGTTTTAGCGTTGCTTCTGCAACCTTTTGCTTGTAATGTTCTGTGTAAAATTCAGCAAGCTCTTCTGAGGTTCTAATCTTTTGCATTTCTAGCGCAAGACCCTTTCTAAGATTTACTAAAGTTTCATTTTTAGCCATTTCAAACATAACCTCTGGAGACTCTCCAACGCTTGTAATTCCAGATGGGGTTAGGTCTGACAAGCCTTCTTGCGCCTCTTTTTTAGGAAATCTTATCTCGTTTATTTTCTCTAAATACTTTTCTATCTGCTCCTGCAAAGGCTGGTAAGCTTGGTTAGTTAAAACAGACTCTTCTTGTATCTTCTTTAATCCTTTTATCTGTGCATTATACCAAGCAATAGTACCCCTTAACAAGGATGGGCCTTCCCCATCTCTATCTGGACTCAGTAATCCATTTATCTCCCCAAGCAAATCTCTTTGTCTGTGAAATGCGTCTTCAAGGTCATTTAAGGCTGAAAGCTGCTTTAAGTAACCCAATATTGTTGCGTCACTTTGGCCCGCTTTCAACGCAAATTTCATTAAATCATTAACGACCTTTCTTTTATTTGTTATGTCGTCTAATGATGTTATCTCGGCATCTTTTAGCTGTGAAGCTATTTCTTCTACCTCATTTATTTTTAACTTTAATTTAATCTCGTCCTCCTTCATTGATATAAATTCAGATAAAGCCTCTGTTTGCTTTTCGGTATTACCTATATTTTCCATCAATATTTTAGACAGCTCTTTGTCGCTCTCTGCTGCTGCTTTTAAAGCACCATTTCTTTGTTCTATAGATAGATTTGACTCTTTTAATATAGAATCATAAATTTTTAGCGTATCTACCTGTTCCTGTAATTCTTCAGTAAAACTTTTAGTAGAATCTTCAGCCTCTTTACTTGATGAAGAAAAATAGTCTATAGCGGCAATAACAGCTTGAAAAGCAACAAGAATACCAAGTGGGCCTCTTAAAGCCCCAAGAAGACCTGTTATTGCGTTTTTCATTCCGCCTGCTTGCTTTGCAGCGAAAAACAAGTTTGAACCCAACTGAGACAAGTTGTTAGCCATACCTCGAATTCCATAAGGAGCATCAGAAATAACCCTTCCCAGTTCAAGTGCAGAAGATGTCATTCCTCCAGTCGCCATAGATGCCCCACCCATAGCTTGCCCCAAGTCAGCAACACCCTGACCTAAATCAGCGTACTCTTGGCTTCCAATTTGTGCGTTTTTCTGAAGATTTCTAAGCGATTGTGCTTGAGCGTTTATCTCGTTTTCTGTCATAGACAAAGAGCCTAAAAGCTCTTTGTTTGCTTTGTTTAGGTCTTTGACATTTATTGTAGTCTTTGCAAATTGACCGTTAGCGTTTCTTAAAGCACCAGTTGTTGCGTCTAGTTTAGCCTTAACGCCTTCGTCAGTTAGTATTAGCTTCCAAGTTATCTTCTTGTTTATATCTGCCATTATCTTCGTTTTATCACGTTTTTAAATTCACTCCAGTTTGTTGGAGATTGATATTTTCCTTTTGCTATTTTTATATCCTCATCATCAACATACAAATCACTTGATGCGAGTATTTCTATTATGTTTCTTAGTACGCTCATGTTAGTTTACTTTCGGTTCTTGTCATTAGCTCTAAATCAGCCTTACCTGTGTTTAAGTTTAGCTTCATCTTGTTTATTCCGTACAGCCTGTTGCCTATAGTAACCTCATCATCTAAAGTCATTCTGAGCACCACACTTACTGGTAGAAATGCTTTTACCTTTAGTATTCTTGACCTTCTGTTGTATATATCTTCAACATACTCCTCATAGTATGTTTTAAATAGGCTAGTTGTGTTTTCTACTTGATGGAACTCATCAAACTCACTTCCGAAGTTTATTGACTGAGCTTCTACAAAGCTCAAGCCACTGTAATAAGACCTCGTATTAGATGCTCTTATGTATTGTTGAAATGAGCTGTGTGTTCCATTTGAGTTGTCAAATGATATTTGTGAAGGAGGAGTGTTTCCTGATGGAGCTGAACTTAATTGCTGTTTTATGCCGTAAAAAAGTATAGGCTTAGTTAAAACAGATTCTTGGTCCTTATTCACAAGCCAACCCCAGCCAACATTGGTATTTGCGCCCCCTGTTTGATTTGTCATCCTCTCGTACATTATCTTCTCAAACTTATTCTTGACATTGTAAGTTCCTCCGTCAAATGCCAGTGTGCTAAATATCTCTGGGTTTTGACTTAAATTATTCATTCTCTCATTGCCAAACTCGTCAGATGTTATTTCATTAGAGTTAAGCACAGCAAATGTGCTTGGCTTCTCAAACTCAAAGTTTATAGTAGAATATAAGTTTGTTCTGTTCAGGTTTGCAACATTATTATCTACATAGTCTGTCAAGTCTATTGATTGTCCGTTGTCGTAATAATCAACAAGAGTCTTTACGTTTATCTTTTCATTATCATAATATGCCACTAGATTAAAGGTCTTAAACAGTGATGTAAGAAAGTCTATCACTTTTATGTCTGGCATGTTGCCAACTACGTTAAAGTTGTTTGAGCCTAGAGACGCAAGAGAATATTCGGATGTCTCTTCTGTACTAGAAACCCCAGTAAGCACCGTAGTCTTCTTTATTACTAGGTCTTGACCGAAACTGCCAACATTCTCTCCCTGAATAACAAACTCCAAATTTATTAGGGTATTAGTATTAAAATTTGCTTGAACTCTAAAATCAAAAGTAGTGCTAGTTCCACCTCCAGTTGAGTTGAAATACTCGACATTGTTTGTTGTATCTATAACTTTAACAGTATAATTTGCGCTAGGAAATGGAGTTGTTACGGTGTATGTTATATCATAAAATTGAATGCTATAACTAGGGTATTGAAATGAGTAATAAATACGCATAGGTCTAGCGTCATTACCGCTATCTAGCTGAAAATCGTCAATATCTGTTACTAAAGTACCACCCTCTTCAGCATATCCGCCTTTTTCTTTGCTTAAAAATAAATATAAATCATAGAAATCTAAATTTGTTGTAGAGAAGAAGTCTGTGCTGAATGTAATTCCATAAGTTTCTTCTATTGCTTTTATTATATGATATACCCTTATTCCAAACTTTAAGTCTGAATACGTGACCCCTCTTGGGGTCGTTGATGCGGTGGGGGATATATTCCTAGATTCGCTAGCACCTTCTATTGGATTTAATCCACCATTTGTGCTGTCGTAAAAGTAATAGTTTTGCGCACTTATAAATGGAGCACACAAGTCTCCAGCGTCAGTTCCAGTATTCGACACTAAAGACCCACCGCTTAAATTATATCCATTTATAAATGCATTTCTGACATTTAAACTATTGTACTCAAGTTCAAACTGATTCAAGTAAGTAGCACTTAAATCTTTTAGCTTGTCATCAGAAATCAAAGACTTAAGACTCACTGTTTCTCCGTAGAATATAACACTATAGTTCTTAGCTCTGTTCTTGTTAAGAGCTGACCCCTTTAATGTTAAACGACCCTTTTTGTAATCAACACCGTTTATTTTTATCAGTGCAGGTACTTTTATTCTAGCGTCAAATCCACCTACTGATATATCCCAGTTATAGTAGTGAGAAAACAGCTTGTTATTGTTTTTAGACGCAGGAACTTTAAACTCTTGAGTAAACTCCGTAAACACCTTTCCAATATCTCTAGCGTCCTTTATAGTTC